ACGAATGAAATAAAAATGGCGAGCCATAGGAAACCAAAAGAGCCCTATATATAGAAAGAAGCCGAGCCAGTGACGACCAAAAGAAACCCACAGCGACAATAATATAGTAACCGACGGGGGAAGAGGCGAAGCCTCATGTACGATAACCTCTTCATATTTTTTTACCAAATATTAGCTAAAACAACAGCTGTTAACACGGCTATCAGAATAAACTCCCCTATGGATATCTCAGGCTTTAACCAATAGGTTTTTATATAGTGACTATTAAGGAGTAAGACTCCAGTAATAACTATGAGTAGTACTTCTATTAGTATCATAATTAATAAGTAATAAGGAAGGATAGCTTGTCTATATATAGCTAGGGGTGCACAGGGGTTTTATCTTATATGGGTACTTTAAGTTTTTGTACACCCTTTGTCTAGATATTTACAGACAAGGACTCCTACAAGTAGGACAAGAGCCGCCAAAGGAAAAATGAAGAAAAACCTTTGACGACCTATTGTCCATCAGATGGAGTTACCATTATAGGGTCAAGAGTTATGTATGAGTCTATTTCATCCCACTCATAACCATTAAAAGCATCCCTAAACTTAGTAATAGGTGTCCCATTTCCATCTTTAAACATAATCCCTTTATCTAAAAAGTTACGCACATTACCAGCCCCAAACTGAAGCATTGGTAACACTTTCTTTTTATCTTCATTTGACATGTTTTTATATACTTTACTATTTTGATTAAGCCAGTTATTGCCTATCTGATAGTGCTTTTTCATAAATTTGTCTTGCATGTGAGGAGATTTTTTAAATACCTCTAAGTCAGGCGTAGGTAAACCTAAAGCATAAGCAGAATCTTTTATGACTTGTTTTCCCATCTGATACCTACCGTGATAAGCATTACCACTTCCACCTGTAATATCGTAGCGATTAGAAGATTCAATTTGACCTATACGGTTTTTGACTTCTTCCCACTCTCTATCAGAGTATATCCAGTCGCTCATATCCAGCTATCTCCTTTTGGCTCTCTGCCTATGGCTTGTTCCATAAACTTATCTAAATCTTCCTGTAACATTTCTTCTTTGTGTTGGTTATAAGACAATGTTTGGTCTCTATCCATCACTTCTACCCAGTAGTTAGCTGCAATAGCTAAGGCGTCTATTTGGTCATCATGCCTTAGTGCACCTTTATCCCTTGTTATCCTAGTCATCTGTCTAAATAACTGGTGGTCAGGGTCTAACTGAAAGTCATCTTTGATAAGCTTATCATCAATAACTAACCTATGGGTATTCATAATAGGCTCTAATGTGTCTATTATACGCTTCTCTTTCTGTATACTGTGGCGTACTTCCTCTACATTACAAGGATGTATATCAGCCAATACGGGCTTTAGAAGTTGTGTTGCCATACCATCACCAAAGTTACTCTCAATGACGATATCATTGACGTCATGTTTCTTGGCAATATTGGCTAGCTTCTTAAGTGTGTCATCAGAGTATCCACCATCTAGACCACCAATGGCAGTCAGGTACAATACACCGTGTAACATCTTAAGTACACAATAGGCTGTTTTATCTGCCCCACGACCAGCGGGGTCAATAGACATAACTGAGCCTTCAAACTCTGTAAATTCTTCGGACATATATAGGTAAGAAGTCCAATAGTCACCCTTAAGTCCTACATTAGGTAACTCAGAGTCAACCGCTTTGATTTGGTCTATACCTGAAGCCCATTGTATTTTGGCTGGAGCTTCTGTCCATGTGCTGCAACCTGAGGCTATAATAAGGTCATTAAGCTTCAATGGGTATTTATTGGCGTCAGATAGACTAGTATCCAACATAAACTGTAAATTAAAGCCTGACCTACCATATGAGCTTAAACGCTCCATTAAGTCGATTTCATTAAATCTATCAGGGTCAGTAGGGTCTCCCTCTTTACCATCCATATCAGCGATTGTAGGAGCTAATTTATGCCCATATCCTACCTTTTGTGCTTGGTTAGGAATCAATGCTGACCATATACGTGTCTTGAACCCACGTTCATCTAGGTCATTATACAATGACATCTCTGTTTGAGGTGTTCCTAGAAAGATAACACGTCCTACTTTAGGCTTTATAATAGCGTCAAACTCTTTTACGGTCTCACTTAAGCGGTCACGCATAAGCTGAGTCTGTGAGTTATTGGCAGATTCTACGTCATCAGCAATAATAAGGTCAGCCCTAGACCCCGTAAGCTGACCTGTAATCCCCATAGACTTCACTGAGGGGGCGTGTGAAGCCTGTGCTGGGGCAACATCAAAGGATACCTTAGAATGTCTTTGGCTATCCTTAGGTTGTAAATGCTGTAACAAAGGCATTTCTGCAATAAGCCTCTGTGTAAATGTACTAAAGTCATCAGCCCTCGTTTTACTAGCTGATACTACCAATATGTTACGCTGAGGGTTCAGCAGTAATTGGTGACATACAAATGCAGAAGTAATCCAAGACTTTCCTACGCCCCTGAAAGCCTCTATTACTATACGTTTCTCTTTAGATTGTAGATAGTCTGCTATATCGTATTGTATAGGTGTTGGCTCAGGTAGATTGAGGTGTTTCCAAGCTAGATACAAGAAGTTCTTAAAGTTATCTATCTTATTCATCTGTGTCGAACGGTAAGTCCTCTAGTATGTTGTTAGCTTTTTCTACGATATCAGGACTTGAGTAAGTCTTACAGATATCTAAGCATACCTTCATCTCACTTGCAGATATTTCATCACCTGACTTAAGCTTCCTATAAGCATGAGCCACCAGTAATACAGGTAACTCTTCTACTATCTTTTCTATTTGTTCATTTTGGTCTGTCATTTTATCTCCTTACGGCAGCTGAACCGAAGTAAAACCCCGATACTGCCGCTAAAAAGTGTGTATCAGCGTTAGTTATGACTATACCTGTAAGACCAGCAAAGGTAGTTACCTCTTGTGTATAGCCAAATATCCACCACCCTTCTTTGACTTGCTCTAAATACATTAAATGTACCGCAATAGATGGGTCTATAAAGACGGCTAGCTTTGGTAAACATATAATAAAGAATACTGCTAATAATGCCATCCAACGACGGGTCACACTTTGGAAGTGTCCACCGTGATTACGTGCGTCCTGTATGGCTGCTCTATCAACCTCAGCACGTTGTATTAAATACTTTTGTTGTTCTGCCTTGTCTTTCTGACTAGCTGACCACAGGCTTAATACACCTGTAAGTAAACTACTACCTAACATGGTAATAACTTCAAAAGGTATCATTACTTACTCCAAAAGTATCCAACAATAATTGTGGCTATACCACCTAACCACATAAGAAAACTCACAGCTCCCTTACCTTTGGCTACATCTTCTTGTAACGATTCTACTTTTGTCTCCAGTCGGTCTAGCTTTTCAGCAAGTTGTTCTAAGGTTACTTTCATTATTCTCCTATCAATGCATCTACTTCTGCATCTGTTAATCCTAAGTCTTTGAGTTTTTGTCTGCCATTAGCTTTGTCGGTTTCTTTTTGTGCTAATGCGTCTGTTACTGTTTTTGTAAATGCAACATCTGTTACAATTTGTGCCTCTCTTTCAGCAACTTCTTCTGCTGTCATTTCTATATATTGTCCGTCTACATATTTTTTCATTATCCTTTTACTCCAAATAAGACATAAGAACTGCCTGATGCAATATCTCCTGAATCAAATAATATTACCATCCCTTGATTATCTTCTGCTACTGATAATAGTCCCCCACCTTGCACTATAGCAATATTTCCTGCTGTAGTAACATTAGTTCCATGTAATAAAAAGGTTGTTTTCTTATCTGATGTTCTTGGCTCACTAAATTCATGTCTGTAAAAAGCATACTCTCCTGTAGCATTACCTGATGAGCTAACAGGATATATAGAATTTGTTGACGTATCAGAAAAGTCAGTACCACCACCACGATAAACCTGTGATTGATAAGAACTAACATTAGCTTGAAGTACTCCTGAGTCATCTCTTAATCTTACAATAACTCTAGCACCATCTGTTTTAGGTTGTAATCTTGAATAAAGAATATATGTTTTATAGGTTGTTGTAATAACAGATGTACTAAATTCAATGGAAGATACATCTGAACTTAAAGTTTCACCTGCTAATCTTACAAAGTTTGATTCAGTATTTAGACTTGTAGAAGTAATGACACTCCCTGTTTCAGCAGGTAAAGTTAGAGTGTTCGTCCCTGCTACAGCAGGTGCTGAGATTGTAATTTCACCTGAAGTATCACCTGTTAGTTTTATACTTGCCATTATTCTGCTTCCTGTATTGTGTTACCCTCAGCAACCCATTCTTGAATTGCTTGGTATTGTGAATTATTT